GAATCGCCGGTGGCGGTGCTGCCGCCGAGCAGTCCGCCGACGGCGAGGTCGCGCTCCTGCGCGGCGCTGGCCAGCGCGGCGGCATGGCTGTTTGTCCATACAGTTGTGCTGAGCGCGGTGGCCGCCGCGGCGCGCGTGCTGATGGCGGCATCGAGATTGTCGAGGTTGGCCGCGCGGGTGCTGGTCAGCCGGTCGATGACCGTCTGTATCAGGCCGGGAATGGATTTGAGTGCGCCGCTCATGGCGTGGATCCCCAAGTGGTGTCGACCCAATAGCCGTTGGAGTCGTAAGTGGTGGTGGCGACGTACTTGCCGTCGAGGTTGGTGAGCGGATCCCAGGTGGCGCCGCCGTCGATGCTGAAGTAATAGGCCTCCTTGGTGACCTTGTTGGCGGCCCCGCCGGTGGTGCCCCAGGTGGTGTCGGCGCGCAGCCAGGTGAGTCCGTTCTTCCAGTAGAAAACGGCGGGCTGCGCGGCGGTGCCGCCCGCGCGGCTTTCGTCGAAGCCCGGCACGCTGCCGTTGATGACGAGCAGATCGAGCAGGCCGGCGGTGTTGGTGCGGATGGCGTCGATGCCGGCCTGGCGCGTCTGCGCGGTGGTCGGCTTGGCGATGTCGATCGGTGTGTAGGCCACGAATTTGCCCTTTAAATACCCTCGAAGGTCCAGGCCACGTCGGCCGCGATCTGCGCGCCGGCGGCGTTGAATGCGTAGATGTCGAACGAGTTGGTTCCGGCGCCGGTGACGAGGTTGTCCCACCGCACCGAGCCGGCGGCGTTGCCGCGCAAACTCACCAGCGGCGCGCCCAGCACGTATTTGCCCGAGAGCGTGACGGTCGTCGGCCCCGAGGCCGAGGTGGTGACAACCTTGCCGCCGTTGGCGTCGCGCCGCTTGGCCACCACCACCGCGGCCTTGACGGCGGCGGCGATGCGAATGGTGCCGGTGGTGCCGATGCGCACCCGCGCATAGCGGCCCGAGGCCTGGATCGGCGTGCCGGCCCAGGCGTGGTTGGTCCAGGTGCTGTTGTCATCGGACAGCCGCAGCTCGATGGTGGCGGTGCCGGAGAGGTCGGTCACCGTGGCGTCGAGCGACCAGGCGCCGGCGGTGATGGCGCCGAAGTCCCACGACTCGCTCTCGTACTGGCTGGTGCCGGCGGTGTGCGGGTGCGCGAAGGCGACCGTGGCGAGGTCGGCGAAGGTGCCCGTGGCGTTGTTCGTGTCGGCGTGGCCGAAGCCCCAGCCGTCGCCGACGTCGGTGATGTATTCGCCGGGCGCGGTGCGGTCGGGCTGCATCAGCGTGAGGCTGGTGAGCGTGGGCGCGCCGTAGGTGTGCTCGGTGATGAGCACGTTGGTATCGACCGTGACCGTGATGTCGCGCGTGAGCGGCGTGGCGCTTTCCAGCCCGGCGCGGCTTAGCGCGACGAGGTAGAAGCGCCAGGTGCCGGCCGGGATGGTGCTGACTTCGCGAAACGTGCCGTCGAAGTCGTCGATGCGGGTAGCATCGGCGTAGGTGCCGGCGGTGGGGCCGTACTTGAGCCGGTAGCGCGTGACGCCCGCCGGCGGCAGCCAGGCGAGCACGACCTTGCCGCCGGCCTCGAGCGCCGTCACCCATGCGGTGACGTTGGGCGGCGGCGTGGTGTTGCCGGTGACGAGCAGCGCGCCGGAGAGGATGCCGGAGGCCACGCCCGCGCTGCTGATGGTCTGCACGTCGACCTGGTAGTTGAGCCCCTCCTGCAGCGCGGCGGTGCGGGCCTCGGGCGTGGCGGCGGTGAGGGTTTCGAGCACCGCGGCGCCCTGCCGCACGGTGATGCGGTAGTCGCGCAAAAATGCATACGTCACGCCCGCCCAGGTGGCGCGGATGCGCGTGCGGGTGCTGCCGTCCTGCGCGGTGTAGCCCTCTTCGGCCAGCACCAGTGCGGTGGGGGCCGGCGGGCTGCTCGGCGTGGGCAGCGTGGTGTCGGTCCAGGTGGGCTCGGTGACGACGACATCGGAATAGACGGCGGGGTCGTATTCCTCGAGCCGCAGCACGGGGCGCGGGCCGGCGCGGCCGATGCCCATGATGCGCAGCGGCTTGGCGTCTAGCCCGACCGGGTGCGAGACGTAGATCACGTCGCCGATTTCGTACACCAGTGCGTCGTCGAAGGCTTCGATCTCGGCGCGCAGATCCTGCAGCAGGAACTTGTTGAGCCGCTCGGTCGCTTCGCGCGTGGCCTGGCTCAGGCGCTGCACGCCGGGCAGGCTCACGGCCGATTCGCGCCACGGCAGCGCGCCGCTATCGACGCCCGGCGCCTTGACGGTGACAGTGCGCTCGCGCCAGGGCGTGGTGGTGGTGTCGGTGTAGGTGAGGCGCACCACGGTGGGCACGTTGAGCATGCCGCGCTTGGTCAGGCTCTTCAACGCGCGGATCTGCCCGGCCGCGCTCGACAGCGTGCCGACGGCGGCAACCGGCCGATCGGGGATGAGCTTCAGCGCATCGCCGCTGCGGTCGAGCATGCAGCCGGCATAGGTACGCAGGGCTTCGAGCCAGTCGGCGCAGTCCTGCGGCTCTTCGAGCGCGAGGCCGACGAGGCGGCGCTTTTCGGTGCCGACGAGCGCATCGCAGGCATTGGCGGCGGCGATCACGCCGGCCGATTCGACCGTGAGGCCCATGCCGTAGCCGGTGGTGTCGCGCGCGAAGTCGGCCAGCGCGAGCGCCGGGTTGTCGCTCCACACGGTGAGGCCGCTGCGGTCGTCATACAGCTTGCGGCCGCGCAGCCGCGCCGCGACGCGCGGGAAGCCGTAGCCCAGATTCGGCGGGATCGACAGCACCGAGTACGCGGTACCGACGGGCGCGTCGGCATAGCTGCGGCCCTGCGCCGCCCAGGCGGCGACCAGCGTGGGGTCGGGCGTGTGGGTGCCGCCGAGGTAGTGCCGCGCGGTGACCGAGGCCGGCGCCGGGGCGTCGTCGATGGTGAGCTGCTCGATCGCGTCGATCGGGCCTTTACCCCACCGGCATAGCAGCACCAGCCGCCCCTGGTAGGGCAGCGCCTGCACGATCTGCGCGCCGACCACGAGCCGGCCGTAGAGCACGCGCAGCGGCGCGTTGTCGGCCGCGAGCATGGCCTGCGTCACCGCCACCGGCTGCGCCACGCGGTTGATCACCTCGCGCGGCGCGATCTGCGCGGCCGTGAAGCTGACCTGCGGCAGGTAGGTGGTGCGGACGGTGGTCATTGCTGCGCGAGCCTCATGACGCAGCGCCAGCGGCCGGCGCCGAGCGGCGTGATCTCGGGCGGCGCGGCGAACAGGCAGGTGTAGGTGACGCCGTCACCGTCCCACGTCAGGGTGATGCCGCCGAGCGCGCGGTTGGTGTCGTAGAAGGCGCGCAGCGTGGCCAGCTCGGCGGTGCTGATGCCGTTGTGCTCAAGCTCGAATTCGGCCTTGGCGCCGGGGCCGGTGACGTAGCCCCAGGGCGTGCCGTTGTCGGCGCGCACGAGGTCGAGCGTGTCGACCAGCTTCTGCCGGCTGCGCACGGTGTAGCGGATGGCGGGATAGGCGGCCATTACTTCTTCGCTCCCTTCTCCACCTTGATCACATCGATGTCGGCATCGATCTCGACATCACCCAAAACACGGAGCACCACCTCGGTGTCGCAGGCCGTCATGCGAAACTCTACCGCCGATACGCACGTGAGCTTTTGCCCGTCGATGTAAACGGCTTTTTCAACGGACGACGTTCCGCCGACGATCCTGATCTTGGCTGTCATTCGCGCACCAGTTCGAAGACTTCGTTGTTGAAGGGGATGCGCAAGCCGGCCGGCTGCACGATGCTGAAATCGCCGCCGAATTCGCGCGGGCACTTGGCGCGGCGGCTGCTGCCGCTGGCGAGCGTGATGCGCACCTCGCGCATGCCGATGCTGGCTTCATCGGCCACGCCGCTGAACACCGGCAGCAGCACGCCGGCGGTGGTGGCGTCGAGGTAGCCGACGAGCAGGCCGCCGCGGCCGAGGATGCCGATCAGCTCGCCGCTGCCGCTGAGCGCCGTGAGGTAGCTTTGCCAGATGCGCACCGGCCGATCGGCGATCGATTCGCCGAGCACCAGCGCCGACCAGACGAGGTCGACATTGCCGAGCGTGAGGCTGCCGGCCTGCTCGCCGCTGGCGGCGCTGTCGATGCCGTCGACACGCAGGTCGGCGCCGGCCCAGGTGTCGCCGCCGTACGCCACGTCGCCCCACGAGCAGAGGCGCACGACGGGGTCATAATCGATCTGCACCAGCCAGAGCGGCGCCTTGACCGTGGCGCCGGCCGCGGCAAGGAAGGCGGGGTCGAGGTCGCGCATCAGCCCACCTCGAGGCCCGCCGGCAGGCGGATGTCGATGGTGCGGCCTTCGCGCACGGCGGCGAGGATGGCGTCGGTGATGGGCTTGAGCCCATCCGCCACGGCCTTGCCGACCTTGTCGGGGAGCTGGTCGAAGAGCTTGGTCTGCGCCTCGTTGGCGACAGCGAAGCGCTCCTGCGTGAGCGTGGCGGCCTCTTCGAGCTTCTTGACAAAGTCGTCGCTGCGCGCGCTTTGCTCGGCCGGGTCGAGCAGGCCGAAGGCGGCAACGATCGATTCCTTGAGGCGCTCGCTGTAGTCCTGGATCAGCGTGGCGTCGCTGAGACTGGCGAGAATGTCGCGTTGCTTCTGCGCCTCGCGGTCGAGGAATTCGTACTTGCCCGGATCGTCGAGCACACCGTAGCGGATATCGCGGATGGCGGCGGCGAACGAGTTGGCCGAACCGGCGGCGGCCTGCTGGAAGTTGATCGCGTTGTTGAGCACCGCCGTGGCGTTGTCGATGCCGCCGACGGCATTGACGAGATCGACGCCGAACTCGGTGATGCTGACGCCCACGCGGTCGAACAACGGCTTGAGGTCGGCGATGCGCGCGAACTGCTCGATGCGGGTGTTGATGTCGTCCCAGCTTGCGCTGGCCAGATCGATGTTTTTCACCAGATCATCGAGCAGGCCGTTTTCGAGCAGGCCGAGCAGCGCGGCGGTCTGCTCTTGCGAGAGCCGCGTGAGGTAGTCGGTCGCTCCTTCGAGGCTCTTGTCGAGCACGGCGTTGATGTCCTGCCCGAGGTCGATCGCGCGCAGCCCCTGCAACAGGCCCTGCTGCGCGGCAACGCCGAACTCCTGCATGCCCTTGCCCGCATCCTTGGCGAATTTGCGCAGGAAGTCGGTGATCTCGTTGCCCGCCGCATCGATGATGCTGAAGCGGCCGCGGCTCTTGTCTTCGCCGTCGGCACTGAAGCCGAGGCCGACCTTGAAGCCGCTGCCGGCGCCGAACTCGGTGGTGATCTTGTTGAACACCTGCGCGAGGTTCTCGGCCACCGGCGAGAGCGCGTCGGCAATGCCTTTTTCATAGCGCTTGGTGAAGTCCGACTCGCGGAACTGCTGGTTCTGGCGCGGGTCGCGGTAGAAGGCATCGATGGCCGCCTGCGTGCTCGGGCTCTGGCTGCCGGTCTGCGAGCCGAACACCACCGCGCCGGCATGCGGCGTGCCGCCCTTGAAGTCGGAAAGGGCGGCAACCAGCGCGACGACGGCCGCGATGTAGGGCGCCGCCATGCCGATGCCGGTCATGATGCCGCTCATGGTGCCCGTCCCGATGAGCGAACCGGCTGCAGACAGATTGCCGACAATGCCGACGCCATTGACGAGCGCCGTGCCGGCGCCGGTCGCAAAGGCACCGATGGACGTGCCAGCGAGCAGAGAGGATCCGCCGGCGGCAAGGAATCCATTGCCGATGACACCACCCGCCGCTTGAGACACGAGCTGGCTGCCGACTTGCGAACCCAGGCCCGACCCACCGGACGACGATGTACCGCCGCTGAACAGGCCCGATACCGCCGACGAAATTGCCGTACCTGCCGGCTCCGTGATGGTCTTGCGGATTGCAAGGCGGGCGATATCCTTACCGATCGCCTGCAGCACGTTGCGGAAGTTTTCGCCGTCTAGAACGGCGTCCTCGAATGCGCTGGCGAACGTCATGCCGAGCTGGCGGCCGATGTCGTCCTGCTCGCGCAGGGTGCCGTTGAGCCGCTCGGCGGCCTCCTGCAGGTCGTTGGAGACGGCGGCGCGCGCCTTGCTCGCCGTCTCGGCGTTGAGCGCGCCCTGCGCCTCGAGCCGGTCGATCTCGCCCAGCTCGCGACGATACACGGCCAGCGGGTCGGCCATGTCTTCGTAGCGCTGGATGGTCTTTTGCAACTCGGCGTTGGCCTGCTCGCGCGCCTTGTCTTCGTCGAGCAGGCGGTCGAGGGTGTCTTCGAAACGGCGCTTGTTGTTGCGGGCGATGTCTTCGGACTCCGCATCGGCTTCGCGCGCCAGGCGCATGCGGTTTTCGATCGCATCGGCTTCGGGGTCGCGGCCACGCGACCGAGGCGAAGCGGGCTCCTTTGCCTTGATTCCGCTGGCATCAATCTTGCCGCGACTGCCGATCTTGGCGGCTTCGTCGTTGGCTTTTTTGGTCTCTGCGACCAGCGCCTTCTGCAGCCGCAGGCGCTCGTTGAGCTGGACGATCTCGCCGGTGAGGGTGCGCTCGCGCGCGGCATCCCCTTCGTCGCGGGCGCGCGCCAGTTCGCGCGCCTTGTCGGCGATCTGCTTTTCGAGCGACAGCACGCTTTGCGGGTCGATGACGTCTTCGGCCAGGTTCGCCAGCCCCTTGCCAATGCCGCCAGACTTCTGGCGGTAGCGCTCGACGGTATCGATCAGCGTGTTGAACGCAGGGACGATGCGGTTGGCAATGGCGATACCGACGCTCTCGGCCTGCACCGCCAGGGCGTTCCATTCCTTGGTGAGCTTTTCGGCCTGCGCGGCTTGCTCGGCGGTAACGCGCGCGGCCACTTCGCCGGCGCTGGCGATGTCGTTGAGCAGCGGCGCGACTTCGCCGGCGCGTTTGCCGAACACCGCCAGGGTGACGGCGCTCTTGCTGGCGCCGTCTTCAAACTCACGCAGGCGGCCGGCGATGACGCGCAGCGCCTCGTCGGGCGACTTGCGGCGCAGATCGTCGGCCGACAAGCCGATGGCGTCGAGCGCCTTGGCGGCTGCGCTGTCTTTTTCGTCGCTGAGGAACAGCGCCTTGTTGAGCTGCAGCACGATGCCTTGCAGCGTGCCCAGCTCGACGCCGCTGATGCGGGCGATCTGGTAGAGCTTGTCGGCCGCTTCGACGGTGGTGCCGGTGGCCTCGGCAAAGTCGTCGAGCGCGGCCATGGCGCCGATGGCGTTCTTGGCGAGCAGGCCAAGCGCCCCCACGCCGGCCACGCCACCGAGAGCCGCAAGCGAGTTGGAGATCGAGACGGCGGCGCCCTGCAGCCCGGCGAAGCTGCGCTCGACGCTGGCGAATGCCGCCCGCGTGCGGTCTTCGGCGGTGAGCAGGATCTTGGCGTCATTGGCCATGGCGCGCTGCCTTATAGTCGCGGAGCGTGACGAGTTGATCGATCAGCGGCTCGGGGTCGTGCAGGCCGATGAGTTCCATGACGACGGGCAGCGCATGCCAGTCGAGTTGCCCGCCCATCAGGTGCCAGGCCTGTTGCGCGGGGCTGTAGGCGTCGGGGCAGGCCTGCGGCCCGAAGGGGGTGTCGAGCCCTTCGAGCCAGGCCGTCAGTTTTTTCGATCGGCCGCCAGGTGTTCTGCATGCGCCTTCACCGCTTCGATCATGTCGGCTGCGATGGGGTTGAGCAGGTCGGGCCGGTCGGCCAGCCATTCGTAGGCGACATCGGGGTCGAACTCGGCCGGGTGGCCGGCACCGCCCGGGATGAGATCCAGTTCGGTGACGTTCTCCCACCCGCAGACGGCCATGATGATGGCGCGATCGGCCCCGAGCCGTTCGATGTTCGTGCGCCATTCCACCGGCGTCGGGCGCCGGTAGATGAAGACGAACTTCCCGACCTCGACGCGGCGCTCGCGTGCGCGCCGCATTTTTTCGACGACTGCGCTCACGAGGCGTAGTACGTCGGCGAGCCGAACATCGTGATGGTGCTGGGCGTGGTGACCTTGTCCTGCGCCTGGCCGGTGGGCAGCAGGCTGGCGCCGACGTAGCCGTTGAACACCATGACCTGGCCGCCGGTGCCGAAGGTGAAGCGGAAGCAGCGCGTGGCCTGCGCGTCCGAGGCCTGCTTCATGGCGATGAGGCCGGCATCGGAGACGTCCCAGATGTTGTCGAAGGTGAAGGTCGACGGGTTGGCCAGGCCGGGGATCTGCGTCTTGGCGTTGCCGTGGATCGTGGTGGTGTCGATGAAGTCGAAATCACCGCCGGAGGCGTTGACCGTGGTGGCCGTGGTGATCGAGGTGCCGAAGGTGATTTTCTGCGCGGTGCCGGAACTGAAGGCATCGTATGACGTGGTGTTTTCGCCTTCGAGCACGTAGTTGTTGGTGGTCTGGCTTGCGACGCGGAAGATGCGGCCATCGACCTGGCGCATGCCCTGCACGGTGAGAAGCACGTAGTCGCCGTTGGCGTAACCATGCGCGGTGCTGGTCACGGTGGCCGTGGCGCCCAGCGCGATGGCGGTGATGGTGGTTGCGGAAGCCAGCGCCGACTGCATTGCGACCGCGACGTTGGACCACTTGCGAACTGTTGCCATGATGAAGCTCCTTAGCTAGCCACGTCGGGCTGGTTCTCGGGGGTGAAATAGGTGATTTCGTAGCGCAGCTCGGCACGACCGACGGGCACGTCGGCATCGGCCTCGATATCGATGGCGACGGACTGCAGGCGCACGGACTTGGCCAGACCGCCAAGCTCGACGGCCGAGGGGCTGGCCGACATGGCGGCCTCGACCTGCTCGATCAGGTCGTCGAGGGTGGTGTCGAGCGCGGCATTGGCGATGGCCACGCACTCGATGCCGAGCACGAGGCGCCGCTCCAGCGGCGACGGGAACCCGACGCCGATGGCGTCGATGCTTTCGTCATCGGTGCGGACGATCAGCGCGGGCAGTTCTGCCTTGACGAGCTTGTGCAGGCGATTGACGAACACGTGCGCGCCAGTGAGCGCCAGCCCGGTGAGCTGCGCGGCGACGGCATTGCGGATCTGGGTACGCGCGTGAGCCATGATTGCCGATCATGGCGAGGCGCCCGTCCACGGTTAAGGCAGGGCGTGGACGTGGCTCGTGAGGGTGCGGCTGACAGCCGGCGACGGGCGGCGTGCAAGGCGCACCGTGCTAACGGCGGTGCGGCTGACGGCCGGGGCGGCAGCGCGCACGAGGCGCACCATCGAGCAGGTGGTGCGGCTGACGGACGGCGCGGCGTGGCCAAGGATTTCGAGCCCCGCGCCGCTTTGCGAGCCGGCCATCGTGCTGACAGCGGTGGCGCTCGACGCGGCGGCCACGACGCCAGCATGGGCCTGCGTGCCCGCCGCGCTACCGGCCGCCGTGGCGGTGGCGGCATTGGCCACACCCCCCTGCACGGCAATCGTGCCGGATACGGTGCTCGCCGCCGTGGCGCTGGCGGCATTGGCGACGGCGCCCGCGTGGGCCTGGGTACCGGCCACGGCGCTGGCCGTAGTGGCGCTCGCGGCGTTGGAGACCGCGGGCTGGCCGACGACGCTTCCGGCCGGCGTGCTGACGGCAGTGGCGCTGGCGGCGGCCGCCACGCTGCCGGCATGGGCCTGCGTGCCCGCCGCGGTACCGGCCGCCGTGGCACTGGCGGCATTGGCGACGGCACCCGCATGGGTTTGGGTGCCCGCCGGTGCGCTGGCGGTGGCGGCGCTGGCGGCGGCCGCCACGCTGCCGACGTGAGCCTGCGTGCCCGCCGCGGTACCGGCCGCCGTGGCGCTGGCGGCATTGGCCACAACCCCCTGCACGGCAATCGTGCCGGATACGGTGCTCGCCGCCGTGGCGCTCGCGGCGTTGGCGACGGCGCCCGCGTGGGCCTGGGTACCGGCCACGGCGCTGGCCACGGTGGCGCTCGCGGCGTTGGAGACCGAGGCGCCGGAACCAACCGTCGCCCCGAAGAACGCCGCCTCTGCAACGGTCTTGATGCTGTCGCCCTTGCGCTGCCCCTGCGCGAGCGCCAGGCGACCTGCCCGGGCCGCACGGCTGAAGCGGTGCGGGTACGGGTACGGGATGCTGCTCGCGTCAGGCGGCGTGACCGCGCTGGCGAACTCCGCGATGCCCCACGCATAGTCCGAACTGCTCGGCAGCGCGAAGGTGCGCGTGCCGGCCGCGCCGGCCTCGGGGAATACCTCATCGGCCGCAGCAATGCCGTACGTGGCGTTGTCGACGCGCTCCGTCATCGATGCCGGCGGCGTGATGTCCTGCGTCACGCCCTGCACGACGAATGCGGCCAGCAGCGCGTTATCGCTGGTCGTCGTCAGCGAGCCGAGCGCGGCACTGGTGCCCGGCCCGCCGCTGCCCCACGAGACCTGCCCGAACGGCGATGCGGCCGGGTTGCGGTGCGACTGGCGCACGTAGGCGAATATCGCGTTGGTGCCGCCCGTGTCGAGCGTGACCGAACCCTCGCTCGCGCCTGCCACCCGGTAGAACAGATGCAGCCAGGCGTTTATCGCGCCGCTGGCGATGCTGACGGCCTGCGAGCCGGCGAGCGTCCAGCCGGACGGCGTGCTGATCGTCGGCGCCGAGGACGGCGCGAAGACCGCCGCGCCCGCCCATACGGTCATCAGGTCGCCGCTGGCCGTGCCCGACGGCAGGCTGACGGCAACTGACGACGTGGTTAAGCTGGCGTCGCCCCCATCGACTGCCGAGCGGAACTCGAGCGCAGCCACGGCTTAACCGTTGGCGACTTCGATCTCCAGATCCGGCAAGCCGCTGGAGGTGGAATCGGCGGCAATCAGGAACACAAGCGCGGAGGTGTCGTAAATTTGCGGCAGGCCGGTGCGCACGAAGTCATGCACGTCCCCCGCGTTCGCTGCGATCACGCGGCCCGTCCAGAGCGGGCGCATGACGAGGATATTCGCCGTGCCCGCCGTGCCGGTTCCGCCAGCCACGTTGTCAATCTTCTGCACGCCGTAGTCGCCGGCCTGCAGCGGCAGTTGCCAACAGCGCCCGACCGTTGGCGCCGCGCCGATGCCGACCGCGCCCGTGGCGCGCGAGCCGGTGCCGCCTTCGTTGGTGTAGGTGACGTTCCACGTCTGGTTGCCGGTTGCCGCCGTGACGGTTTCAACCCAGATCTCGAGCCCTTTGTAGTCGGTGCCGGGTAGGCGTCCGGAATACGAGGGTTGCGCGCTCAAGGCGGTGTTGGCGTTGAACGCATAGGCGCCGGCCTTGAACAGCAGATCGAACACCGCGAGGCGGCACGCCACCGTGCAGCCGTATTGAATGTTGCTGACGTAGCCAGCCGATCCGCTGAACGTGTTGAGGCTCGGCGTGCCGGCCGTGGCGTCGGTCGGCACGACGCCGGCCGTCGTGCTGGTGCCGGCCAGGGTGCCGGCGCCAGGATTGCCGGCAACGTCAAACATGGAGTACCAGCCGGCGGCGACCGTGGTGCGCGTCGTGGTCTTGGACAGCACGACGCGCTGCTTGGCAGACGCGATGTACTGGTCGAGCGTGGCGATGGTCATGTTTAAGCGGGTTGCCCGACCTGGTAGGTCCAGCTCGGCACGTTGAAGCTGTTGCCGCTGGTGAGCACCTGGTTGCTGGTTTCGTCGGTGACGAGCAGCACCTGACTGCCGGTGCTGTCGACCACGGCGATATGCAGGTCGGGGCTGGCGCCGCTGTTGGCGGTGAGGGTGATCGTCTTGGCCCCGATGGTGGTGGTGCGCGCCGCGCCGGCCGCCCCGCTCTGCACGAAATCGCCGGCCACCATGTCGACCGATCCGCACGAGTTGGTGGTGACGACGGTGGCGTAGCTGTCGCCGGCGCTGTAGGCCTTGATGACGTGCATCTTGACCCGGCTGGCGGTGCCGGCGTAGGTGCGGATCAGGTCGCTGCCGCCATCGAGGAGGAGGGAGTTGGCCCACTTTGCCATTTATGCCACCTGCTTTTCGAGTTTGAGGGAGACGATGCCTGCGCCGTCCGGCTGGACTTCGCGGGCGATGTAGCGATCGGTACCGATGTCGATTACCAGGCCGGGGTCGGTGTGCGGAAGACTGCCGGCCGGGCAGATGAACAGCGGCGCGGCCGCACTGACGAGGTCGAGCGCGGCTTCGTATTCGTTGAGGAAGTGCCCGCGCACGACGACGGTGCCGTCGATGGTGGCCTCGACCACGCCGGGGTGGTCGAGGCCGAAGAAGGCGGACAGATCCTCGGCGGCCATCAGATGGACTTCTTGAGGCCGAGCACGGTGACGGACACGACCGCCGGGCCGGTGACAATGGTGCCCACGTAGCGGATATAACCGCGCGTCTGGCTCGGGATCACCTTCAGGGTCTGCACGTTGTTGGCCGAGGCGACGGCCGTGAGGGCGGCGCCGTAGTCGGCCCAGCCGGTGGAGCCGTCGGCGCTGTCCTGGATCTTGCCGGTGATGCTGCCGGTGACGGCACCGACGTTCTGCGTGACGATGACTTCCTCGAGGTCGTCGGTCAGCAGGTTGAGCGCGGCGCCGGTGACGGTGCTGGCCTGGCTGGCGGCGTGGCTGAGTGCGTAGGGCGTGAGCGCGTCGAGGTTCATGGCGGCTTATTCCTTGTCCTTGGGTTCCGGCTTGGCCTTGGCTTTGGGTGCCGCGACGGACTCCGGCTCGGGGGCCGCGACGGACTCCGGCTCGGGGGCCGCGACGGCCTTGCCGACGCCGATGAGTTCCATCGCGAGCGGCACCGGCACGTCGATGTTTGCATCGGCCTCGCAGCGCTCGCCGTTGTAGAAAAACGCGCGGACGACTTGAATGCGCATGATTGGGGTCTCCTGACTGGCGGTAGCGGTACCGCCGGCCACGAGGCCGGCGGCGTGTCGTGTGGTGAGCACGGAATCAGGTCACCGAGGTCGCCAGCGAGAAGGCGGACGCGTAGCGCACACCGATGTCGCAGGTGTAGAACGCGCGGATGCCGATGATGCCGGTGGCAAACGCCGCGTACGGGTTGACCGCGACCTCGAGCACACCCCACTCGGCAACGATGATTTGCTGGAAGTCGCCGAACAGCAGGTTGGCGCTGGGCATTTGATTGGAGGCCATGGCGCGGTAGCCGTCCACGTTGCCGTCGAGCAGCGTGCCCTCCCACATCGGGCTGGCGGTGCTGGTGAATTTGACGCGCTGCTTGAGCAGGCCGGCGACGGCGGGGGTGGTGACGTAGCCGCACGAGGGGGCCAGCGCGTTGCTGGCCGCGACATCGGTCTGGAACTCGACGATGCCGGCGTAGGCAATCGACGTGCCCGTGACGGAACCGATGCCGGCGGTGCTGATCACGCCGGTGGGCTGACCCGAGGCGCCGGAACCGTTGATGCCGGCCGAATCGACGGCGAGCGCGACGACCTTGGCCAGATCGTCCATGACCATGCCTTCGGCTTCGGGCGACGACTGCAACGTGAGCTGGCGGCTGATCTCGGTGTAGGCGCCGACGTTCTTGGGCGACAGCACGAGCTGGCCGAGGGTTTGCTGGCTCTCGGTGATGGCGGTTGCTTCGTTGGCGAGCCAGTAGGCCGTGGCGGCGGCCGTCTGCTTGGGCACGCTGATGTTGCCCTGCAGGCCGGAGAGGCGGCGCGCGCCCATGGCGAACAGCACCGAGCGGTTGCGCAGCAGGTCGATGAAGCCCTGGTTGGCGGTTTCGACGAGGTAGCCGCCGGCGTTGGCCGTGGCGACGGTGAGGTCGCGCTTCTGGACTTCGAGCGGGATGAAGAACGAGTTATCGGTGGGCTGCTTGCCCATGCGCTGCATGATTTCGCGCGAGCACTCGGCCTCGAATCCGGCCTTGGTCCAGTTCTTGTCGACCACAGCATTGACGGCGCGGATGAGGCTGAAGTTGCGCGCCTCCTTGGCTGACAGCCCCAGCGCGGCCGGGCTTTGCGGCTTGGTGGCACCGCGCTCGGCGATGATGTCGAGCACCTGGCGGCAGGCGTCGTCGACGCTGATGCCGCCGTCGACCCAGCCGTCGACCGTCTTTTCGTCGACCTTGTGCTGGCGCGCGAGGTTCTGCAGGGCCTTGATGCGCAGCCGTTCGCCGGCTTCGCCGCCCGTGGGTTCGCCGTTGACGCCCGGCGCGGCGTTGTTTTCGAGAGACATGATGACTCCTTGATGGGGGGGGGTGGCTTGCGCCGGTTGAGGTTCTTGAGCAGCGGCAGCGCGCACGGTCACGGGGCGGGCGCCCTCTTCGGCCGCGCGGCCGAGGCCGACGCTGATGTCGGCCGGCACGGTGACGATGGAGCCTTCGAGCGGCGACCAGTCGACCGCGGTGTAGCGGGATTTCTTGGTGTCTTCTTCGAAGACGTTGACTTCGTAGCCGATGGAGACGTTGCGCAGGCCGCCTTCGATCATCTTGGCGACTTCCTTGGCGCGGTCGGTATCGAACAGGGTGGCGTCGACGTAGAGCCGGCCCTCCTGCACGCGACCGCCGGTGATCATGCCGATGGGATCGTCCCAGTTGTGGTTGAAGAGCAGCGGCGCGGCCCCGCCCTTGATGCGCTCGAGGCGCACGGCCTTGGGGTCGTGGCTGAGGATTTCGGTGCCGTACCAGCGCTCGACGGGCGTCTCGCTTGAGAGCGGGAACGAGAGCACGGTGGGCTGGTCGTCGGCGGCGGCGCGGATCTCGATGCTGGCGGTGAGGTCGCGCGACTGGCGGCCGAGTTTGATTTCGGTTGTCATGGGGCTCCTCGTACGGCGCGCAGGTGGGCGCGGGCGGCGGCGGCGCCTTCGTCGTCGTCTTCGCCCGGTGGCGGGTTGGTCGGTTCCGGTTCGGCGGGTTCGGGCGGTTCTTCGACTTCGGTGTCGAAGTACAGGCCCTTGTCTTCCATGACTTCCAGCTCGCGCTGGCGGGCGGTCATGACGTCTTCGAAGTCGAGACCGCCCGAGGTGGCGGCGATGACATCGCCCACGGTGGTGAAGCCGGCCTTGACGGCCTCCTTGTAGGCGGTGACTTCCTTGGTGGGGTCGACCCAGCTCCAGCCGCGGAACTTGAAGATGGCGGCTTCGTAGCGGGCGCGGTCGAGGATGTAGCGCTCTTTGGCGACTTCCGGGACGGCGCCGGAGAGCACGGCGGACTCGAGCCAGAGGCGGTGCAGCGGTTCGCGGAAGGTGCGCCGCCACCAGGCCTGCATGACGCGGAACACATCGCGATCTTCGAGGATGCCCTGGCGCGCGCTGCTGTAGTTGCTCTGGCTGTAGTCGCGCGACAGGCTTTCGTAGCTCACGTCCATGCCGGCGGCCATTTCGCGCAGCATGTAGCGGAGGAACGGGTCCATGTTGGGGTTGGGCCGGTTCGGGTTCCATCCGACGAAGTCTTCGCCGCTGCCCAGGCGCTGGACCATGCCGGCTTCGAGGGTGATCTCGGGTTGCGTGTCGGCCCCGTCGGTGAGGTCGGGCGCGGCGTCGGTCTTGATGAAGCCCATGTAGGTGGCGGCGGCACGGGCGGCGACGATCTCGGCTTCGGTGTAGCCGTCCATGTCCCACAGCCTTTTGGCCACTGCGTGCATGGCCGGAATGCCGCGCGTTTGCGGCCACCGTTCGGGCAGGTAGAGGTGCAGGATGTCGGCGGCGGGCACGCGCTCGATTTGCGTGCGCGCCTGCGGATGCACGCGCATGTCGGCCGGATGCACGGAATGGATGTGATAGGCCACCGGGCGATGGAAGGGATCGACCTCGATGCCCATGCGCACGAGGTTGCCGGCGGCATAGGCGATGCGCTGCTCGTATTCTTCGGCGAGCCGTTCGGGTTCGATGAGTTCGAGCGCGAACGGGATGGCCGAGTCGCCGAAGGGCCGGCGGTGAATGCGGATGAAGCATTCGCCGGCTTCGAACCATTGGCCGATGGCCTGGCGCTCGAGGTCGGCGAAGTGCAGCACGCCGCCGGTGTGGCACGAACGGGCACGCGACCAGTCACACCAGGCGCGTTCGATGCCGCGGTTGACGTTGTCGTGCAGCCGATCGCCGATGGTGACGGCGGCCTGCAGGCCGACGCCGGCGCCGATGACGTTGTTGACGATGATGCTGCGCGCGCGTCTGGCGTAGCCGTAGTCGCGCTGAAGCTGGCGCGAGCGGTTGCGCAGGTTGCGCAGGCTGGCGACGAGTTCGGAATCGCCCGAGGTGGTTTGCGCGTTCCAGCCGTCGGTGAGGCGCGACGACATGGCCGAGGCGTACATGCGGGCGCCCGATCGCGCAGGCGACAGGGCAGGCGCGGCGGGTTTGCCGGCGATCCACGCGGCGATGCGCTGACGCAGGCTAGGCACGGCCGAACCTCACGCGGATGTTGCGGCCGTCGTAGCCGGCGCTGGCGGCGTCTTCGCGCTGGACTTCGCTGCGGTACCGGGTGCGCAGTGCGAGCAGGTCGGGCAGCGGCATGCGCTTCAACTGGCGGCCGGCGATGGTGTATTCCTGTTGGTCGATGGTGGCGCGGTTTTCGATCAGCGCTTCGATGGCGTCGAGCACCTTGCGGGCATGGCTGCGCGCATCGACGGCACTGGTGAGCGCGGGCTGCACGAGCACCTGGCCACTGGCCAGGGTGAGGGTCTCTCCGGCCTTGGTGGCGACGGCGGCCCACGCATAAATGCCGGCCGGAATGGCGGCGGTATCGGCTGCGGGCCAGGTGAGCGACCAGGTGTCGGCTACGCCGGTGCCGGACTTTTGGTAGTGGCCTGCGGCGCTGGCGAGGTGCCAGGCGACTGCCCAGCCGGCGGCGGCGGTGTGGTCAGCGTCGACGCGCGACCACGACCAGGTGTCGCCGGCGCGGAGGGTGAGCGGTTCGCGGTCCGTTGCCATGATCGGGGATCATGGCGAGACGACCGTCCACGGTTAAGGCATGGCGTGGACGGCTAGCGCGTGCGCTGCTTGAGGATCTTGTAGGCGGTGGATCGGCCCACGCCGAGGGTGCGCATGATGGTGCGCACGTCGGTGAGTTGCTGGTGCGCGGCGATCTGCGCGGAGTAGGCGAGCGATGGTCGGCCGAGCCGGTGCGGCACGTAGAGGCGCTCGCCGCCGAACTCGCGCGCCACGGCGGTGCGGGCGGTCTTTTCGTCGGGGGCGCTGCGGATGGTGCGGATGAGGTCGTCGATGTCGCTCATCGGGAGCGTCTCCAGTTGTGGGCAAATCCGCCCGGCATGCGGGGCGGCGGGGGGATGGGGCGCGCAGTCTGGCGGGATGGCGCGGCGACGGGCTCGGGCTCGTCGATTTCGGCGGCGGGCTCGTCGGGCGGCTCGGCGAAGATGTCGCGCGTGGCGGGTTCGAGCGCGGCTTCGAGCTTGGCCCATTGCGGTTCGCGCCAGGCCTGCACGCGCACGGCGGGCTGGTAGGCGGCGGCGAGCGCGTAGCAGAGGGTGTCGAGGGCTTCGTTGCGCGGGCGGATCTTGACCCAGCGGCGCTTGAGCGGATCCCACACTTCGGCGGTGAGCTGGGTGTAGAAGGCGTCATCCAGGTCGGCGGGGAAATGGACGAGGCGGTCATGCACGGGGCGCTTGCGGTCGGCGCCGATGCGGGCGAAGAGCAGCTCTTTGGCTTTGTCGCCGCCGACTTGCCATTGTTCGGCGCCGGCCTTGATGACGGCGCCGCGCCAGGTGTAGTCGATCTTGTTGGGCTTGGTGACGATGGGTCGGCCGCCGACGGAGGCGCCCTTGACGGCCATCCAGCCGCGGCGCTGGCGGATGCGGGTGAAGTGCAGCACGTGCTCCTGGAGGTAGCCCGAATCCACCGCGCGCATGACGGGGCGCATGGGCAGGCCGGCGCGGTTGGTGATGGGCTGGTCGAGGTATTGCTCGAGCTTGAGCCAGTCGGCGTCGTTGGTGGGATCGGCTGGGATTTCGACGTAATCGACGATCCACAGGCGGTTTTCGCGGCCGAATCCGGCGATGACGACGGCAAATCGGTCTTTTTGCACGTCGATGCCGGCGGTGAGGAGCAGGCAGCCGGCGGGTACGGTGCGCACGCGCCATTGGCCGGCGCGCTCCTTGAGTTCGTCGGCGTCGAGCTTCTCATCCGGGTCGGCGAGGACTTCGCCTTTGCGCAGGTTGGTGAAGGCTTTTTCTTTGCCCGGATCCTTGGCGACTTCTTCCATCATGCGCGCGAGATCGGCCCAGGTTTTGCCGAGACCGACCGGGGTGTAGAGCGCGTTGATGTGGTAGCCGTAGTGGTGGGTGACGGCGGAGACTTCGGGCCGCTCGGGAACCCAGCGTGCCTGGCCGCCGTGGCCGTATTCGGCCAGCATGACGGTTTTGTGGTGTTCTTCGATGCCGGTGCCGCAGTGCTCGCAGTGATAGACGGCTTGCTCGGGGTGGCCGGCGGGCCAGCGCAGGTTTTCGAACCTGAGCACCTGGAGCGCGGCGCAGTGCGGGCATGGGACGTGGTAGCGGCGCCGGTCGGAAGACTGATATTCCTTGTGGATACGGGAGAGGCTCTCGATGGTGGGCGTGCTGATGAGGATCGTTTTGGCGCGCCGGCCGAAGGTGGTGGTGCGGCCTTCGGCGAGGCTGATGGGGTCGCCTTCTTCTTCCAGCTCGATGGGGTAGGCGTCGACTTCGTCGAGCATGAGGTAGCGCACGGGCATGCTGCGCAGGCCGGCGGCGCTGTTGGCACCCGCGACGACGAGGACGCCGCCAGGGAATTCTTTGAGCAGCGTGGTGTTGCCGCTGTCGCGTTCGCGCGCGGGGCGGACCTTGGCGCGCAGCGTGGGACAGTCGTCGATCATGCTGGCGAGGCGCTGCTTGGACCAGCGCTCGGCGAGGTCGAGCGTGGGCTGCACGACCATCATGGGGGCCTTTTGGGTGTCCATGAACCAGCCGACCCAGTTGTTGCCGACTTCCGTGCCGCCGATCTGCACCGGCTTTTGGAAGGTGATGCGCTGCGCCGGGTGCTCGGGGCTGAGACAGTCCATGATTTCGCGCAGGAACGGGGTGCGCGCGGTGCGCCAGGGGCCAGGCTCGGCCGCGCCTTTGGTGGGCAGCCGGCGGTGGGCATCGGCCCATTCGGAGGTGCTGAGGCGCGGCGGCGGTTCGAGCGCGGCGAAGAGGGCGGCGACGACTTCGCCGGCATCGGCAAGGCCGTGGATCTGCAGATCGATGAAGTCGTCGCGCGCGCCCATGTCAGACGCGGACCCGGGTGAGCTCGGTGAGCGTGGCGTCGATTTCGGCGCTGATGAGCTGGTGGATCGCGCGCTCGTCGGTCTCGGCAACCAGGCGCGGCGCGAGCTTGTCGGGCAGGCGCTCGAGGCTCAGGCGGATGGCCGCACCGGCATCGGCGAACAGGCGGCGCACGCGATCGGCATCGACCAGGCGACCGGCCATTTCGAGCGATCGCATCTCGGCGATGTCGGCCTCGTGGCGCTCGCGCTTGGCGCGCGATTCGAAGATATCGGTTTCGTCGGCAGTCGTTCGGGCCGGCGGCTTCGGGCTGTACTTCTGATCCACGTGCTCGGCGTACCACGCCTTTGCCGCGTCGACCGAGTCGGTCGGCATGCCCTGCCCCTTGAGCTGCGACACGCGCCCGCCCGATACGCCGAGCGCCCTGGCGATTGTTTCACGCTTGACCGCTCTAGCCATCCCTAACCCCAAATCCGTTAGACCCCGCCCGCCCTATCCCTAGCGAAATTCCGCGTCGTTTCGCGC